TTTGAGGTTCTCGTTGAAGCACCGTTCAAGCCTGAGGGTAAGGATGACACAGAAATTGAGGCCGTGTTCTCGGATTTCGAGGAGAGTGTCATGGACACCCTCGCACCGACGAATATGCGGGCGGCTATCAACCTTGCATACCGGCACCTAATCGCTATTGGCGATGTGTTGCTGCATGTAGATGATAACCTTGTCTTTCGCCTCTTCCGAGCCGACCAATATGTAGTCCGACGCAGACATGAGGGAAGCTGGGAAGAGATTATCATCCGTGAACAGGTCAATGCCGAGTGGCATGAAGAGTTGGCTGGAATACCCAAGACTAATCTTGGGCAAGACGGCAGAGGTTCCGTTGATAACACCCAAGAGACTTGGGAACCCCTGTACACACAGATCATCAAGCAGCCCGATGGGGGCGTGATCGTGGAGCAGGAGTTCCGGGGAGCGATGGTTCCCGGTACTAGAGAAGTACACAAGGTGTCCCCTTGGATGCCCGCCCGCTGGTCTTCGCTGATCGGTGAGGCATATGGTGTGTCGCTGGTGGAGGATATGTTCGGTGACATCCGAACGCTTGACTCCCTCAGCAAGGCACTGCTGGACGGCGTGATGCTCAATGCCGAGTACCGTTGGATTCTGAATCCCGGTGGCATGCTGGAGTTGCAGGACTTCCTCGACTCCATCAACGGCTCCACGCTGGCGGGGGGTGCCAAAGACCTCACCCCCATGCAGTTCCAGAACAATGCCCAAGTGCAGGCGGCTCAGATAGCTGTCGCACACCGCGAGGCTATCCTTGGACGACGCTTCCTGATGAACAGTGCCGTGCAGCCCAAGGGCGAGCGTGTCACCAAGTTCCAGATTCAGGTGTTGGCACAGGAGTTGGAGCAGGCCCTTGGGGGCATCCTCTCACTCGCGGCAGCAGAGCTACAAGAGCCCATCATCCGACGTACCATGTGGGTCATGTCGCAGAAGGGCCTGCTAGACAAGAACATCACGGAGCAGATCGACAAGGCCGGTGGGTTCCTCAAGCTACGCCTTCGGGCCGGGCTGGAGATACTGAACCGAGAAGCAGAGAAAGAGAATCTGATCCAAGGTCTCTCGGTCATGAGCCAGTTTGACTCTCGGCTGATGGACGGAGCGAAGATGAATATCATTGGTCGTGACCTCTGGCAGTCGTTCGGGCTGAAGACAGATGGCCGATGGAGAACGGATGAGGAAATGGAGCAGCGAGAGCAAGCCCAACTACAGCAACAGCAGCAGCAACAGGTGTTGCAGGCTGGGTTGCAAGCTGGCGTTGCTAATGCGGCTCCCCAAGGAGACAGTTCATGACCCAACTTCCCACGGGCACCCCGCCCGTCCGAGACCTACCCGTCCCCCCGGTAGAACCCGTCGCACCCGTTGCACCCGTTGAGGGCAGTGCTGAGTACAACACTCAGGTTGCCCTCTCAGCCCCCGCCAACATCCCCGACAAGTTCCGCAAGCCGGATGGCACGGTGGATTCGGACTTGCTCTTGAAGTCCTATCAGGCCATGGAGCAGATGCAGCGTGGCGTCACTCCGGACCCTACGGCGGGGGTTTCTGTACCATCTACTACGGAGTCCCTGTTACAGACCCCAACAGTCCCCCCTACGGGGGAATCTGTTACACCTCCGACTGGGACCGTTGAGGAGATCCTCTCGCAGGAAAAGCCTGCCGCCCCAACCGTCAACTGGGACGCGGTGCGAACTGGCACCGTATCAGAAGAGGATATCGCCAACCTCAAGGCACTGGGCATCCCCGATGATTTCGTGACGCAGTTCGCTGCTGATCGGAAGGCCGCAAAGGTCAAGGCCATCGCGGAAGTCGCGGATGCAGTGGGCGGCGAAGAGAGCCTCGCGGCTGTGCTGCGGTGGGCTCAGAAGACCAAGAGTGCGGAAGAGTGGAACACCCTTCGTGCGGCTGTCGCCAAGGGTGACCAAAGCAAGATCCTCCTGATGGGCCTGCATGCCGAGTTCAAGGCGGCTAACCCTGAGGCCACACTGATCGTCCCTGCGGACGGTGGAGTGGGTCCGACCACCCCTGCGGTGGAGGGCTATGCCACCCAGCGGGAGATGCTTGCGGACATGGGAGAGCTTGATGCTCAGGGCCGCACGATCTACGACTACTCTCCGGTCAAGCAGAAGCAAGTTGCTCTCAGGATCTTCCTCGGCAACGGCGGAGATGCCAAGGACTTCGAGGTCCGGTACAAACCGTCCACTGACTATTGATAATTGCCTCTATACTTGGGAACAAGTGTAGAGGATTTGTTTCTTACCCCTTCGGGTTGGGCAGACGCAGACTTCGGGCCACCCTTCGGGGAACGCCAAAGCTGTACCCTCTGTCCCACCCGTCGAGCAGGCCCGTTAGGCCCACACCTTCAAATAATTTGAAGGTATGGCACAACCTAGAGAGCGGCACAACCTGTATGGGACCCCTGTTTCTACAACCCAAGCAAAGGAGCTAGACATTATGTCTACTGCCCTTCCGATTCGCTTTGGTTCCAATACCGCTCTCGCTGCACCCGCATTTGACGATCTGTATCTGCCTATCTTTGGCGGAGAAGTCCTCAAGCGATACAACGAGTTCCTTGGCATTACCTCCAAGATGAAGCGGCGTGATATCCGAACGGGTAACACGGCTCGCTTCCCCCGTCTTGGTGGCATGACTGCCGAGCGACACGCGGTAGGTACCAAACTGCTGGGCCTCGACGCCGAGCAGACCGAAGTGACCATCACGCTCGATGAGCGTCCGCTGGTCTCTCACTTCCGACTGGATGACATTGATCAGGCTATGTCGCACTTCGAGGTGCGTTCCGAGTACGCGATGCAGGCCGCTCAGGCCCTCGCGGAAGCTCAGGACCAGTTCTCCCTGCGACTGGCGATCAACGCCTCCCGCGAGACTCCGACTACCGTGTACGGTGGTTCGGGTTCCAACTTCCCCGGTGGTGGCCTCGACGGTAACGGTACCGCCGCGACTGATGCCCTGTGGGCTGCTGGTGCCGAACCGACCACGGCTCAGGTCATGGAGTTCCTCGTCTTGCTTGACTCGATTGCCATTCGGTTCGACCGTCTGCGTGTCCTCAAGCCCAACCGCTGGGTCGCTGTGGATGTTCCGGCATTCCACCGCATTCGTGACCTCGGCTTCCCGAAGTCCACGGGTGACCTCGACAATGCCTTCCTGCCGGTGTTCTCCGGTGACGGACGGCACGGCCCGACTACCACGCAGAGCGTTCTCGCCCCCGGCGACACGTTCGCCTCGACGATTGCCTACAACGGCTTCGTCATCTTCCCCTCCAACATCTGTGCCTCAGTCTTCGGACAGGATCTGTCCTCGGACGATGAGGTCAAGTATCAGGGTGACTTCACGCAAACCCGTGCTATGGTGTGGCAGGAAGAGGCAGTTGGTATTGCCATCAAGATGGATGTCAACAGTGAAGCCGAGCGAGACATCTCGCGGCAGGACTTCCTGTTCGTCAGCAAGATGCTCTCCGGTGGTGGGACTATCCGTCCCGAAGCTGCCGTAGAGATTGTTGCGGAATAACCCTAACTGAAAAGGAGCCAGTACATGGCTATTCAGAATACCGTCTTCACGCCCGCCCGGCGTGGACCCGCACTGCGGGATGGTGCAGGCGGCACCTCGGAGCGGGTTTCGGCCCGCGAAGTGGACCCCGTTCTGCGGAACGTGGGTCACCTCACGGAGGATATCCGACTTACCGCCGCTGGTACGAACCAAGACGGTGGAGATGGTGTCTTCTACAACTTCGGCAAGCCCACTCGGCAGTCCGTTGGTCGCTACCTGTTCAAGGCCCAGTCGGCCACAGGTGCAGGCGAGCCTCTCGGTGCCGTCGAGATGGTGGAAGCCGAGATTCGTGAGGCAACCGCTGGCGTGTTCGTGATTGATCGCGTTGAACAGTTGGAAGGGCTTGCTGCGGCACAGGATGCCACGCAGACCCGAACCACCTTGGACGATGACGATCTGGACATGGACACAGATGCAATAGACTATGCGACCACGGGTGGCGACGGCAACGTCGGCATCATCGTCGTGACTACTGCACAGGCTGCTGACCTCGTTGCCAGTGGTTATGCGGTGGAGGCTGGTGATCTCATCATCCTCGAAATCCGTAGCACCACGCAGGAGGTTTGGTCCTGCTACCGGATGAGCTAAACTCTCCTCTCTCACTCGTCCCCTTGGGTCTTCGGACTCAAGGGGATTTTTTTCGTTAGGAATACCATGCCTCTTAGACCCCGCGAGATCAACGACACACCGAGTAATGAGGCCATCGAGGCCCTGATCCGCAAGTCGGTCAAGAGGGAGATACGCCGCCTCAACTCCACCATTAGCGTACTGGACCACGGCGGGCTGACGGGGCTGTCCGATGATGATCACGACGACGCCATCAATGGCTACATTCTGCGAGAGGCTGCGGCCTCTGTTACGGACAATGCCCTAACACGTTGGGACGACACTGGTGGCCGCAACGTGCAGGACTCGATGTGGACTTTAGACGATGCCGGTAAGCTCGCCAGCAATGGCGGCAGTCTGTCTATGCAGGGCAATAACGAGATATTTCTGGATGCCGATGAAGATACCTTCATCGTATCGTTCTTTGACGACAACATCACCTATGTTGTCGGAGGCAGTCCTGTGGCCTCATTCAGTCCCAGCATATTTGCTCTCATAACAGATATGAGGATAAACGGGAACCAGTTCCTACTGGATGCGGATGTTGATAGTGGTATTAGTGCGGCGGTGGATGACATCGTTATCCACTTCACTGGCGGTAGCACCCGCATGACGCTGGACGACACCCACATGACCCTTGCGGTGATCCTCGACACAGACAGTAACAACATCTTCACAGGCGGTGGCGACATCGACACTGAGGGTGGAGACATCATTCTTGACGCGGACGGCGATACGCTTATAGATATGTCCAATGGGGATGATGTACTTCATCTGGTCTCCGGGGGCGTGGCTCTGCTAAAGCTGATTACCGGCACCCAAACAATCCTTGGCAACGATCTCGGTAGACGCCTCATTATAGATACCGGAATTGGCTTCACGTTTAGAGATGCCGCTGGGGCCGGGCAAGTCTTACTCAATGATTCCCTGTCCCTCCGCCTGAACGGCGGGGCATATGGGATGAACTCGACCGGCACCACCTCGATCGGTCTCGTTGGGGCCGATGTTCTCTTCCGTGTGTCTACTGTAACACGGATGACCCTGAACTCCACCCACCTCACCCTCGCGGCGATCCTCGACACAGACGGTAACGACATCTTCACAGGCGGTGGTAACATCGACACTGAGGGTGGCAACATCCTCACTGGTACCGGCACCATTGATACCGAGAACGGTGTCATACAATCAGGTGGCGGCGTGATGCAGTCCGAGGGAGGGGCCATCAGGTCCGGTACCGGGGCTGGCAGCGGTGGTGGTACCATCGACTCTGAG